CTTCTTCTATTTGCTCAGGCGGTTTATTAGTAGGGTCTCCTATAGGCACAACACCCTCCGGCAAAGGCTGCGGAATTGCAGGCCCGCTAGAAAGATTCGGGTTAGCAGTGCCCGTAGGCGCAGGTCTTGCAGGTGTTATCCCGCCGCCTAGCCCCGCAGATTTTTTAAATTCAGGACTCAGCAACGGCAACACATTTGGACCATGTTTAATATAAAGTTCTGCTTCAGGCACATTAGCTTTGCGCTGTTCTAAGATGTGGCTTTGAAGTTTAAAGCCTTGGTCAATCATTTCTTTTACTATGGTGCCTGTTTTTGGATCTTGCGCGACCGTAGGATAAATACTCATTAGCCTTTGCGTAAAGCCGGGATCAAATAAATTGCCGCCTTGCAATGCTTCCATTGGTCCGCCGCCGCCGGTACCGGGGAAAGCTTGCGCCAGAATGCCAAGGGCTTTAGATTGTTTGCCGACTTCGTATTTTTGACCGGCCAACTGAGCACGCATTTGTGCGATGGCAGGCGCGCGCGCTTCATCACGCTCAATGTCTCTGCCTGCAGCCGAAGCAGCATTGCCGATAGCCTCAAACGCTTGACCTGTACGCCCTGGGTTAAACAAAGCGCCGGCCACATTAAATAGATTGACGCCTTGACGACTTTCTAAAGATGTAAGCGCCTTGTTTAAAGCGTCAAAGTATTCTTTTTGCGCGTCACCATCTGCGCCCAAAAACGATGGCGGTCTGGCGCTAAGAGGTGCAATTTGCTCAGCCATGATTTAATTCCTAATTAGAATGGACCAGTGTCAGGACCAAGATTTATTGGGTCATAAGTTGGGATCACTCCGCCGCCGCCGGGGCCATATACATTACCAGCACCGTAAATTTTACTTGCGGCTTCGCCTGCCTTAGTCGCTGCACTTGGCCCAAACAAGGACATAATATTATCCAAGGGCGATGTACCTGAAGAACCTCTCTGCGTGAGCGCGCCAATAAGTGAAGCAGTACCCAAGCCAGCGCCTAAAGGCGATGTGCCATAAGCACCGGGGATTGGGCCCGAATAGCCGCCGCTGACCGATGTTGCAATTGTATAGCCACGTAAGATATTTGATTGCTGAGCCGCCAATTGCAATGGGAAAAGTTGTTGATTCTGTGCAATCTGTTGCTGTTGACCACCCAAGGTAGAGAGCGCATTGACATCGCCCAATCCAAGGTTCTGCGTTGTTGTGGCCAACTGTCCGCCAGCCAATGCAGCATTAATCAAGTTCTGCATCTGCATGCTGTGCGCGTTAGCGCGAGCTTGACCAATATTGGTTTGATTGGCTTGGAGTTGGTTAGTCAAATTCCCAAAGGTTTGACCCGCGTTAAGCTGATTGACCGCTTCTTGGCCTGTAAGCGCTCCCGCGGTCGCACCTAACTGTGCATTAAGCGCATTCTGAGCCTGTGCAGCCTGTTGTGCTTGGGCGTAACCCGTCTGCAACGCTCCTGCTTGTTGTGCTGTAATTGCCTGAGCAGCGTTATTAAGCGTTTGACCTAACGCTTGAGCGCCGCGCTGTGAACCGAATTGACCTGCACCAACCACACCTGCAGTTGTCTGCGGGGCCACGTTTTGTAAAATATTCTGTTCGCCTAATTGCCCAATGGAATTGACCACGCTCCCGATATAGGGAGACATGTATTGACCCATTTGGTTATAGGTAGGATTAGCAGCGTTATTAAGATAGGGCTGCGCAGCACCAAGAATTTGAGTACCTGCACCTTGCTGCAAATACGGCGAAGCTGCTTTAACCGCGTCTTGAGACATAGCGGCCGTAAATGCGCCTTCACCTGCGGTGGCCGCATTGTAATTTCCTACTTGCCCCAAATAATTAACGCCCATATCAAGCACAGGCTGATAATTACCAACATTACTTTGAGCTTGAGAATAGGCTTGCTGCTGAAGCGGTTGGGCACCAACAAACTGCGCGCTCTGAGCGCCTTGTGTGCCGGACTTAGCTAAGCCACTTAAATAGTTTGTATACCAATCAGGTGCAGTCGTTGTCTGCGTCTGCGAGGTACTGATATTTGGTAGTGGATCACCTTGGAGCAATGCCATAATTATTTCCTTTTACTTTCGGCCATGTACTCTAATGGCGACTTGGACTTAGGTGGTATTTTATCAACTGGGGCAGAACGCTTATGTTCTCTAATATTTTCACGCATACGGTCTAAAACTTTAGCCCCTGCGTCGCTTGAGCCGTTACCCAATTGTGCAACTGTTTCAGCATCAAACACGTATTCGCCGTCAGCAAGCATGGCTGGAATCTCATCCGATTGGCCATCGCCTCGGCCGCGCACGTAATGCCCAGTCGCGCCCGTAATAAATTCTGGTATATGACCACCATCTTTAGCGTAGACCGTCTCTGGAGCCCTCTCTTGCTGATTTAAACTTGCTGGTTTAAAGCCATATGTGTCATAGAGCGCTGTACGTGCATTTGACGCAGATTGACTAGGATACCCAGCACTTGGCTTAGCGCCAAGTTGACTATTCATAAGCTGCGTTGGTAACCCGCCGGCGTTATCAGACCCATAAGTATAGTAATTGGCTTTTAGCTTATTTTGCAATACGCTATTTAAGCGAGGATCTAATTGAGAAAGACGTTCTTGAATTTGTGCCAAGCTGGTCACATCACCGCCCGATGCTGCGTAAAGAGGTTCTGACACAGGAACGTGTTGCATGGCTTGCTCATTCTGAATGGCTTGAATCTGTTGGTATTTATTGTAATCTTTAAACGGATCGAGCATTGCAGTAGAACTTCCTGCAAGAGAGGTAGATGCCATATTCCCGGGTAATGCCCCACCGCCACCGGTCCCGTAGCTGCCGTAATTACCGCCACCCGTAGCGGGACTACCACCACCACCACCTGCACCCGCTATACCCGATACCAAACCAAGTCCAGCTTTTGCCAGATTGGCATATTTTAAAGCGTCAGCGCCTGTCAATCCTGCTAACCCTGCTCCTGCAGCAGGAACTTGCATTTCTGAAGGTAACAAGCCATATTCCATTAAATTGGTGGCTTGCGCGTCAGTTAAGCCTTCTAATAACGATGTGGCGGCTTCAGGAGTTAACGCCGCGGGAGTTGCGAGACCACCAATTTCGCCCATCGTGGCAGGTAGTGCTGCTTCAAAAGCAAATACACTTGCAGGAGTTATTCCGGCGGTCAGCGATCCGGCACCGCCAGCGCCAATTCCACTTGCAGTCAAGGGAGCAAGCTCAGTTCCGCCTAATGCGCCACCACCCAATACTGGATAAGCGGTTGCAACTTCACCAGCGCCCAAACCGCCAGCACTAGCAGCCCCAGCGCCACCAAAAGCTCCACCCATTGCAGCACCGCCAAGAGCAGCGGTCATAACATATGCTAGACCTTTAAGGTCTTGCGCAATACGACTTCGGGGGCCGGGGTCTTGCAAATAAAGCAAATCTTTAAGCTGATGGGTTTTAGCTGGAATGCCAGTGTTATAAATAGTATTTTCACCCGTAGTTGGGTCAACATACATCAATTGGTTCTGTTCATTAATTGCTTGAACATAACTATTAAGCGATGGTTTTTCACCTTCGCCTAAAGCTAAATTAAAATTATTTGGATCAACGACCCGCTGGCCTCGGCCTCCCCAGCGATAGGTGTCTGTTAAAAAGCCTTTTAAATTTCCTTCTGGGTCGTAAAATTCAGTTGGGGTACCTTCAAAATTAGGATTTTTATGTATTGCAACATTATTTACATCAACTTCACTAAGACGATCGAATTGAGATTTCCCTTCTATTGATGGAGCATCCCGCCTGTCACCAGTATTGACATTTACAAAATATCCCGGAGAGCTATATCCTTGATCATCGGTTTGAGAAGACTGGTATTGCCATGCAGGATCAGGCGTAGACGCAGAAGCGCTAAATAGTTTTTCAAGCGCTTCTGGATTTGCATTGGCAAACTCATTCATACCTTGCCCGTAATCTATTTCTTCATTCATGTCGTTGCCTTCATATCCATAATGCCAACAAGACGCTCTGCCCAGTCTTGCCAGCTATCAAATCCTCTACTGTCCGGCACACCCGAATTAGCAAAATATCCAATGCCAGAGACAGCGTCAGCCCACTCTGTCCAGCGCTCTTCTGGTAATGTTCCAAGTTCTTGCGATGCAAATAGCTCCGCCATCAGCGCACAGTATTGATCCCAAGTCATACCTCGAGGATCATAAGTAATCATTATGGATTTCCTGTAGAGCGTTCGTCGCCGATGTCTGCAGAAAGCAGATTTAAGCCGCATTCATAGTTGCCATTGACTACATTAGAACCAAAGCGTAGACGCATTTCTCGCCGCTGTTGGCGAATATCAATTTTTAATGTTGTTGGCTCAAAATAGTAAGGATCAGAAGGCTGATCAATATCATCAGCGTAGCCTTTACCGGTAACTATTAAATACATTTCTTCCTGCTGTACAAAATCAGGTTCAACGCGTTCTAAGCGAATCCATTTATTGGGACCTGTCAATGCGTTTTGCCCAGGGCCGCCATTGACCCAACCCAGACTGTCGGTCTCGAAATAACTCTCGATAGCCGATTCTTGGGTTAGATTAACAACGTTGTTGCCCGTCTCGTGCTGCCACAATGTGTATTTGCCTGAAGCATTCTGTTCGGTACCTGCCCAAATAGGACGGCGAAAGACTTCAGAAAACGTACCTGCCGACCGCCTTGCGCCTAGTGCTTGCCCAGCGTCATACCAGATCTTGTCACGTACATTATAAATAATGGCGTCAGTGCATTCTTCCGCATCGCCTTTAGGATAAAACCACCAGATTTCACCCCAGCGAGGGACCTTGCTAACCCAGACTTTTTGGCGCTGAGTGTAGTTTATATTGTCAAAAAAGTAGTTGGTATTTGTGTCATTTTTAACTTCAGACACAACACCGTTGTACATCAAAAACCGGTCTGTCCCACACCAGTAAAAAATGCCGTCATATTCGATAACACTCGATGAGGAAAGAATCGAGCTTTGGCTACTAATTAGGTCATAGCGCCAGTAAATTGTTGTCGCACCAATAGTTTGAGGCGCATAACTGACTCTGATAACTGAATCCAGAGACCAAAATAAACCGGCGGGCGCAGTTGTACCGCCACGCAGTGGTAAGCCTTTAACTACTTTGGTCGCCGACACATTATTGGAGTTAGAATCGGCTGCGACCCAATTCTGGAAATCTCCTGCCGAGCTATTTTGGATTAACCCGTTATTGCCGTAGACAAAAAGGTACGGATGCAACATCACTACACCGCCAGACACATTGATCTGATTATCGAATGTCAATGTCTGTGTGCCGCTCAGTGTAGCAGTACCAAAAATAGCTACGGTCGTAATCCCTGATCCGGGAGTAGAGCTAACCACATATGAGCCGCTTGGCAATCCGGCGCCGCTGACCAATTGCCCGGGATAGATCAAAGCATTGATCCCAGTGATAACAAAAGTACTATTTGGAGTCCCCGGTGTCATTGCGCCCGTGGCAGTAAACTTACCCACTTCAGTCATTGCACCGCCGGGGAATGTACCGTACATTACAGGCGTATTGACTGTGCTGTCTATGTAGCGCAAGTTTTGACCGGCGTGAGCAATGAGCTTACTATTACCAGCCCCTGTTGAATCAAAGCCAATATCAAATTGCCAAAGATTAGTAGCAATAGATGTAAAGCCCGTCATGCTAATTGTGGTCGGCCCAGATCCGACGCCATCGTCGTCATCGGTTTGCCATAATTCTAAGCCAGCAGAATAACCTGAGTAGACGTAGTTTAGGCCGTTATCAGAACTCATAATCATGCCGCGGCTCAGCCCAGAAGCATTTTGAAAAATGCCTCTGTAACCTCCAATCTTGCGAGGACGACCACGCTGAAATCTCACCCATTGCCCATCAACAAAACAGGGCGCGTCAAACTCGGTTCCATCGCGCTGGATCCCGGGTTTAATATTGAGCGAGATTACATTTGCGGCCATTTAAAATGTACCTCCGCTAATGCCTGCTGGGACAAATAATCCTGATGTGGTCAGCGTCAAAGCGTTTGAACCGTTTAAGGCTATACCAACTTGATTAGTCGCCGGTTGGTAAATACCGGTATTGGTATTTCCAGTAAAGTTAATTGACGGCGTTGCCGCAGATCCTGTGCCTACGGTTAGCGATGTAATTGAACCGCCAGACGCAGAACTTGAGTTATAAACGTTTGTGCCATCGCAAACCACGGTCAAAGTTTGTAACTGCGGAACAGTTACTGTTGCAGCGCCAACCGCCGACGTTTTAAAGGTTAGTGAAAAAGCGCCTGTAGTCTGGTTGTTTAAATAATAAATTTGGACAGTTGATGGCAACACAATCACAACGTTGCCAGTCAACGCGCCAAAATACTCTTGAACAACGTTAGCATACTCGACGGCTGTAAGTGTGTATGTACCTGTCGCAACCGTCTTGGCTAATTGAGTATAAGCAAATACATTTGAACGCCCGTATGCGAATGTGGCGTAGCCATTAACGCCGTTGGATACGACTACAAGAGATTCTGTTAGCTGCAGTTGCTGATTGACATTGGTGTCAATGGTATCTGTGCCGCTAGGGGTCAGGGTAACAATACCCGAGCCGCCATTTCGGATCATCACGAACCAGCCATTACCTACGGTCGCGGCCGTTGGCAAGGTAATTGTGCCAACACCAGATGACCAAACTAAAAACTGCGCACGATAGGTGTCATTTAAAACCGTACTAGAGAATAGCGAGCTTTCAGCGTATTCTTGATTAAGCGTGGTGTTGATTGCAACTAAACCAGCACCTGCGAGCGCAGCGGCATTCGCAGCAGAAGTGCCTGCGCCAAAAGTTACCGTTGACCAAACACCATTATTTGTAGAGTTATTTGTCAAAAAGATATACTGAGCAACACCTGAGGCAATAGCAATAATCGTATTGCCAGAAATGTCAGTAACGGTAAAAGACGTAGCGCCAATGTTCTGGATTAACACGCTCTGTCCTGTGCTCACTTGTAGCGCAGAGGGCAAATAAAGTTTAAGGTTAGACGCAGAGGCTGTGACTTGGATAATGCTGGCGACTACATTAGCGTTATTGCCATTAATCGGCCATTGCAAAAATGTGTCTGCGGCTAACGTTAAGCTTTCATATCCAACCTGAGAAGGTGATAGCGTTTGGCCAGTAAAAGGATCGGTATATGTGCTCATGGTATTCCTTAAGAATCAATTGCCACGGCTTGTCGGTCGCCGATACGGGACACGTCTTCTAACTTCAGCGCAGCAATAGCTTCTTGATACTTTTGTTGGAAGATCTGGCGTGCGTCGTTCTTTAAAAACGGCATCGCCTGTAGCAACGTACCAAAAAGCATCGCATTTGGAGCATTTTGAGTGATCCAATTTGTTTGATTTGCTGAAGATAAAGGCGCAATGCGTTCATAATAAAGTACCTCAAATGAGTACGCTTGATCAGGTGTTGGCGCAATGAGCCAATGATCATAGTCGTAGTCCGCGTAATACAGAGGCAGACCTGTTGTTGCTGCATTGGGCGTGTATGATTTTAAGTATTCATATTTGCGCAGTAGTACGGGGCTTTTTGCGCCATTCAATGATACTTGCATAGAGACTGTTTTACGCCATCTTGCGGGCTTTTGAATAACAGGATTGCTAGCGGTCATGGTTGACGTAACAACCTGTAATTGCCCTAGCGTTTTAATCTGCTGCGCAATTTCAAATTCAGCGAGTGTGATAAACGTTGGGATAGCTTCAACGACGGCAGCATCAGAGCGCTCTAAGTATTGAAGCACCATGGTATTTAGGCTATCGTAGGTCATTACCCAAGAGACGGTCATATCGCTACCTTTTGTAGTGTTTGGTGCGATTTATCCCAAAGCGCCTGAGTTGACATTTTAACCTCTATCCTACTAATTTAAAACAATATTTAACCGAGCATGCTAGAGGCTTTCAGTTTAACCGCAGCAACCCGATTAAGCCAGCCTTCACCGTATACAGTGAACTTTTCAAGACTACGGTAAAAGTCTTCTTTAACATCACTAAAGTCTTGAATTAACTTAACAGGGTCAGCAGCCTGCACAGCAGCCATTGTCATCGGGCCAAACCCACCGTCAGCAGGTACGCCCAAAGCGGTTTGCATGATTTTAATCGAACGACCCGGTCCCGCATTGACCCCCATATCGAAGACTAGGTAGTCGATGCCAGAGGGTAACTCGTCAGCCCGCACAACGTCCCAGTACTTTTTCTTGTACAGGGGTTCAACATCAGCAGGGGTTAGCTTACGCATATCGTCGTGAGTAACTTGATGCCCAACGTATTGTTCCCAATTGTATTGGGTTACGCCAAGCATGGTGCTGCCCTTGCGCCCGTCTGGTAACTTGTTGCCATCATCACGCTCGTCGTCAGAAAAACCGCCTTCCGATTTAAGCATCTGCTCAAACGCTAATTTCCAATTGCTAATCATTTACTCATCTCCGTACTTGCTAGGTTAATTCGAGTTTTGGTTTGTGAAATGTCTTTGGGAGGTATCTTGAAGCCCACT